AAATTCACAATTGCGCCGGCTGGTAGCTGAAAAAGCCATATCAAAAGTGAGTGGAGGTCGCTGTATACTCATTTTAGGAGAACGTCTAGATTGGCTTCGAGAGTTAAATAAAATTATACCTGACTCAGTACTTTTAATAGGGGAAACTGGGGAGGAACAACGCAAAGAAATATTAGATAACGTAGGTACAAAGTATAAAGTAGTATTAACTACTAAACTTTTTGATGAGGGTATTAGTTGTCACAGATTAGATACTATTTTCTTGGTATTTCCTTCTAATAATCCTATAAAACTGGAACAAAGAATCGGTAGAATTATTAGAGAACATCCAGAAAAGAAGCGTCCTTTAATTTGCGACTTTTGGTTAACAGGACCGATAGTACAAAAACAACAAACTAATAGAAGAAACTGGTATATACAAAGAGGGTATTCTCTATGAGTTTTTATTTTAACTGGAATGAATTATTAAGAAAATCCAAAAAAGATTACGATTCAATTATAGTATTGACATATGCTTCTATGTTTGGATATAATAAGAAAATAGCGAATAGTTCATTAGACTTAGTAAAAAAACTACATATTAATAGAATACCTAACTGGTTAAATTCTAGTATAATAATGAATGATAGAAGTTTTGAGATATTTAATACTTATAGAGTTGAAGAACCTCAAAGCTATTTTAATAATGCATCATTTTTAAAAGCTATTACACCAGTATCACATAAAATACAATATTTATGGTTACTGTCTCATAGAAAAAATGATGATAAAAATTCTTTTATTAAAAGAGATTTCTTTAAAATAAAAGAAATAGATGGATTACGAAGTAACCCATTTATAACTATTGGTAAAGAAAGAATAACTTTTACCTTAGAAAATACCTACACACCAAGAACATAGTTCAACAAGAAAGGAAACACTATTATGGTATCATGGGATAAAGCCAAAGGAAATGCCGGAGGCGGCGGCGGTGGACAACGTCGCGAAATTGAAAGAGTATCTCTAGCAGTTGGAGATACTAAAGTTAGGCTAATTGGAGAAGTTATGCCTCGTTATGTATATTGGGTAGTAACCACAGAAGGCAAAAAGATGCCTGTTGAGTGCTTACGTTTTGATCGTCAGAAGGAAACTTTTAATGAGTCAAATAAAGACCCAATGACAGAAATTGATGAGGAAATTTATTCAGAAAAGCCGCAATTTGCATACATTTGTAATGTTATTGATAGAGCAGATAACAAGATTAAGATTTTTGATCTTCGTTCTACGATTTATAAGCAGATTGTAGACTATGCTACAAATCCTGATTATGGTAATCCAGCTGATGAGGACGCTGGTTATGACATCACAATCAAGAAAGAAAAGACAGGACCTCTACCACAAAATGTCAAGTATTCTGTAATTCCTGCGCGTAATAACTCATCACTATCAGAAGCGGATAAGGCTCTTGAATTGTTTGAACTTGATAAGATTTACAAGCGTCAAACTTACGAGGAGCAGAAACAGTGGCTTCTTCAAAATACGGCTTATTTTGCAGAAGAAGCTTCTGATGAATTTAAGCCAGAGTCCCCAGAGGATCTAGACTAAATGGCAAAAAAATCACTTAGTGATTTTACTACTGTAGAAACTGAAGCCTCATCTTCAGCTCCTACAGGAGCCTTGATGGTAGGTCCAGAAGGACAAACACAGGTTGATCTTCAAAAGCTAAGAGAGACATGTTCAGTATTTTTTGCCACACCTTGTTATGGAGGCATGATTACTGACCAATTCTTTTTGAGTATGTTTAAAGCATCTCAAGAATTAGTAAGACATGGAATTACTTTTAGATTAACTACTCTAAGAAATGAGAGTCTTGTTACTAGAGCTAGAAATATTCTAACAGCTATGTTTTTAGATTCTGGCGCAACACACTTATTTTTTATTGATGCAGATATAGAATTTGAACCGGAATCTATTATTAGAATGTTAGCAATGGATAAGCCAATTATTGCTGCTGCTTATCCAAAAAAAGCTCTTCCAGTTCAGTATGCAATGAATTTCAAATATATTGATCCAGTTAAGAAACAAGTTAGAATCGAAAACGGAGCAGTAGAAGTTTGGGATGCCTCTACAGGATTCTTTTGCATCAAACGAGAAGTATTTGAAAAGATGATGATTGAATATCCACAACTTCATTATAAAAATGATAGTAATATAGACCCTAAGTTACAAAAATATTGCTATGCACTTTTTGATACCATGATTGATCAAGATGAGAATGGAGATAACCGCTATTTATCAGAAGACTACACTTTCTGTAGGCTTTGGCAGAGAATGGGCGGAGAGATTTGGATGGACCCAAATACAAAGCTAAATCACGTTGGATCTTATACTTTTGAAGGTGATTTAAGTAAAATTTTAAATATGGGAAAATAAGATGGGAAAGATTCTATTATTAGGCAGCGGAGAGTTAGGCAGGGAGATAGCAATTAGTGCAAAAAGGCTAGGACACTATGTCATAGCTTGTGATAGGTACTACGATGCACCTGCTATGCAAGTTGCAGATCATGCTATTACGTTTAATATGTTAGATGCAAAACAACTTTCAGAAATAATAGAATCTTACCGTCCAGATTATATCGTTCCAGAAATAGAGGCAATTGCAACAGAGGTATTATTAGAGAAAGAAAAACAAGGATATAAAATAGTACCATCTGCTAGAGCCGTAAATCTTACAATGAATCGTGATAGAATCAGAGACAGAGCTGCCGAACTAGGTATCAAAACTGCTAAGTATAAGTATGCTCATTCATTAACAGAGTTATATGATATTGCAAATTACATAGGGTATCCTTGTGTAGTAAAACCTGTCATGAGTTCTAGTGGCAAAGGGCAGTCTGTAGTTAATTCTGTAGAGGAATTAGCAAAAAGCTGGACTACCGCTATAGAAAATATGAGAGGCAATAGACAAAAAGTAATAGTAGAAGAATTTATAAATTTTGACATAGAATTAACTATTTTAGCTGTAAAACAAGAAGGCTCAGAGACAAAATTTTGTAAAGCTATTGGTCACTATCAAAAAGACGGAGACTATAAGCATAGTTGGCAACCTGCTTTTAAAGAAACTTTTACAGGACATATTATTGAAGCAGACGCTAGAGCAATTGCAAAAACTATCACAGATGACCTAGGCGGTTCTGGTATATTTGGAGTAGAGTTTTTTGTAAATACTAAGCCTAATAAACCAGAGGTAATATTTAGTGAATTGAGTCCTAGACCTCATGATACAGGAATGGTAACCTTAATTTCTCAAGAATTGAATGAATTTGACCTTCATGTAAGAGCCTTTACTGGATTACCAATACCGTCTAAAATAAATCTATATAAAAATAAAAATGAATGGGCAAGTGCTACAATTAACATAGATAAAAATTATACTAAAGTATCTGTATATAACATAGAAAATTTAAATGAAATTTTAACTATTACCAATAATGTAAAAATTTTTGGAAAGCCTTATACTAAACCTGGAAGACGTATCGGAGTCCTTTTAGGAGATAAATTAGAAAAAGTTCTTACAGCACAAGAGTTAGTTAAAATAAATGCTAACTCATAATAACTGGTTAACCTCTAACATAAAAGAAAGAGTAAAGAACAAAAAAATTCCTTTACAAGTAACACTATTACCTCAAAAAATAACTACAAATTCTTTTGAAGAAGCTGCAGAATTAGTATTAAAATCTATTCCTAAACAAAATTTATATTTAGCTTTAAGCGGTGGTATAGATTCTGATTACGTATTTAACTTATTAGTTAAAAATAATATTAAATTTACTCCAATCATAGTTTACTATGAAATTAATTTTTTAGAGTTTCAGTATGCTATACATAGCTGTACACAAAATAATATAAAACCAATCATAATGTATTTTAAAGAAGAAGACTATTTTGAGTTACTAATTAAAAAAGTTTACATAGAAATAGGCGGAGCAGCTTTATATAGTTTACCAAATATTCTAATTGGTGATTACGTAAAAAAGAATAAAGGATTAGTAATAACTGGACAAGACTTTGTTTGTGGAGATCAGTATAATTGTAATATGGAATTTAATGTACATGATTTTTATATTGATTCTATAGATGATACTATTGAAATACCTTTTTTCTTATACAACACAGATATATTATATCATGCGGTTAAATTATATGATCGTAATATGTCAGTTAGCGAGTGGAAATATAATATTTTATTTAATAAAAAAGCAGATTTCAGACCAAAAATTAGTGAAGATAGATGGTCAAACAAAAATTATAAATTAAATAGTATTTATTACCATAATAAACTAAAATTTTTTAACAATAATACTATTTCTGTGCCTCCAGAATCAAAATCAGATATTTTAAATAAATTAAAAAATGAACAAAAAATTATATTAAATGCAGAGCCTATTTGAAATAATCATAGTAGTTATTATGTGGACTGGATTACTTTATGCTATTCATAGAATAGCACATATTATTCCTATAGTAAAAAATATACATCTAGATCACCATAATTACATTAATATTTACAAAGTATCTTGGAACTGGAAAAATATATTCATATGGGTAGATTCTTGGAAAAGTACAGCAGATCAATGGATAACTGAAGTTATTCCTACTATACTTATATCATATATTAGTGGACATTGGTGGTTAATAATATTTTATTGGTTTTGGTCAGCATTTGTGCAAGAAGCTATAGAGCATAATAATAATTTTAATATAAAAATATTAACCAGTGGTAAATGGCATTTATTGCATCATGAGGATGATAAGGTTAATTTTGGAGTATTTACTTCCGTATGGGATAGGTTGTTTGGAACCTACAAAAAACTATAGACACAATTCTGACGTAACTATTCGTTATCGCACTCCGTGCGCCCAGCTGTGTCTCTCCGAGACAACGTGAATGAACATCTTAGGTCAGCGCTGTCCAACAGCTGTTCACCTGCGGTGGTATTTATTCACTAATTATGCACATAGAATAGCATACTTTTTGCCTTTCGGCAAGTATATAAAATTAAAATTTTATCGTTGCTCTTTCTGGTGCAGCACTGTAACACAATTGTAACATAAGTGTAGTATACTAAAAAAGTAGACAATGTGGTCTACTAATTTATTTGAATAGAGAGAAATAACAATGAAAAAACTAATTCTAGGAGCCGCATCAATGGCTCTA